CGCTTACTTCACAAAATTTAGGTGGAACAGCTCGAGTGTTAACTACACCGGGTTTAGGTGGTACATCTAGTGTGGTGCCTGGTAGCGAGTCAGCCGTTTCAATGACCCCTGGAGATGTCGCTAGGCTTGCTCAATCTAAAGATCAATTCAGACAAACACAAGGTTTGGCACGGGAAAAGTTCACTTGGGAAAAAGCTAACCCAGGCTATGAACTTAAAGAAAACGACAAGGGTGAAATTGTTGGTGTGAATAAGAAAACGCTGGAATCTTTCCCTGTCACGATAGGTAACCCTCAGCAAAATACAGCACCAAACGCAGCCTCACCTATGGCATCAGGAGCTGCGGCACCAGTGGCCGGAGCACCTGGCTCACCGCTTATAGGCAAAGGCACTGCTTTGACAGACAGCCAAGGAAATGCTGCAGCCTATGGCATGAGAATGCGCGAGGCCAACGACTTAATGAATAAGCTTGAAAGTTCTGGTACCAAAAACACTGGAATCATTAAAAACACAATTGGAAGTGTGGTGGGCGTATTTCCGTTTATTGGGGACAAATTAACAGAAGGTGTAGGTTCAATGATGAACCCCTTACCTGGCTTATTAGGTGGTCCAAATAGTGAACAACAGCAGCTTGATGCTGCGCGAAGAAACTTTGTGACAGCAGTGCTCCGCAAAGAATCTGGTGCTGCCATTAGCCCCAGTGAGTTTGCCAATGAAGAAAAGAAATACTTTCCACAAGTTGGCGACACGGATGCCGTTCTCAAGCAAAAGCAAAAGTCTAGAGAGTTGGCTATCAAAGCCATGTCCATTCAAGCCGGGCCTGGTGCCAAGTATATACCTGAAGCACAAGGTTCTATGGGTGGCTCAGACCCCTTGGGATTATTCAAATAGGAACTAGTGATGACAACACTCATTGAATTTCGAGCTGATAATCCCGCTTACAACGAGGTGCCAGATAAGGTTTTGGCAGATGCGTTGCACGCAAAGTTTTACTCACAAATTCCAAAAGAGAACTTTTACAAAATGATTGAGCTCAGTCCCACGGTGCAAATACCTGGGCTCGAGAGTTCAATCAATGTTCCCAAGACCCAACCCTCCATGCAAGACAGGGTCATGGGGGCTGTAGAGACCCCCGCCATTCTTGCCGGCGCGCTTGGAAGTGCAATTGCAAGCCCTATTGCCGGTCTTGTGAGTAGAACTTTTAATGGATTCAATACACCAGAAGGCAAGGCAGCCGGTCAGAAAATGCAAGCTCAAACAGCAGCGCAGTTTTATCAGCCGCGCACTGAGTCTGGGTCTGAGTATGCAAATACCATAGCATCGGGTTTAGGCGTATTGCCACCCACCTTGGTTGGTGCCGGCAATGCGATGAACGTGCTGAGTGGGCCGGCGGTCAATCAACTTAGACCCCTCATGGGTAAAGCGCTTGCACCGGCTCAAAATGCAATGGTCAATTTTGCAAATAGAAATGAGCCTGTGATGACCGGCATGGGTGCTGCCAATACGGGTGAGGATCTTTTAAGAGCTGAAAGAGCTCAACGCCAAAACATCAGATTGACCAAGGGTCAACAAACACAAGACCTTGGTCAATTGCAATTTGAATCAGATACAGCCAAGGAATACCCAAGTGGTGTCGGCAAGCCTTTGCTTGCAAACACAGCAGCTCAAAAGTCAGACATTCTCAAGCGCATGGACCGCATGGCCGAAGAAACGGGTGCCCAGGGGGCTTTGTCAGACCCTGAAGGGTACAGGAACTTGGGCAAAATTGTTGATAAAGAATTGGTCACTGCGTATGAGGCCAAGTTAGATAAAGTAAACAAGGCTTATCAAAAGGCTCGAGCATCTAACGAAACCAAAGCGCTTGTAAATACAAAACCACTTGATGATTGGCTGACCAATCACGCAGCCGAGGCTATTTCAATCCCAGAAATCAATTCAATTGAAGCTAAGTTAAAAGCATTTAAAGATCTAAAAGGTGGGCAAGTCAATATTGATGATCTTGAATTGCTGTATCAAACTGCCGGCAAGTTGGGCAAGCCAGGTGAAACTTCTGGCAAATTTATGAAGGATGTTAAAACAGTCATTGATCAAATGACCGATGGTGCAGGGGGATCTCTATATCAGCAAGCCAGGACTGAGCGCCGTGCTCTTGCTAAAGAATTTGATGACAACATCAGGGTGGCCAAGTTGCTTGGAACTCAAGGTAAATTTGCAGATCGAACAGTGGCTTATGAAGATGTGTTCAAACACATTGTCCTAGATGGCTCTAAAGAAGAGATGCAAAAAGTTGCAATACTTTTAAAGAAAGCCGGACCTGAAGGTCGGCAAGCGTTTTCCGAATTGCAAGGTCAAACGATTCAATATTTAAAGGATCAGATGACCAAGAATGCCAACGGTGAGCTGTCTTATGCCAAGCTTAAAACAAGTATTGATTCTTTGGACCGTGAGGGCAAGCTCAGTTATATGTTTGGCAATAAAGGGCGCGATCAGATTATTGATTTTAGAGACAGTGTGAAAGATGCATTGGTCAATCCACCTGGTGCCGTCAATTACTCAGGTTCAGGTTCAAGAATGGTTCGATTCTTTGATGCGCTTGAAAAGACTAATTTTCCAGGTTCAAGTTTTCTTGCTGATTCAGCGCGGACTAGAGAGATGGCAAAGCGTGTTGAAGACTCAATCAAATTTAATGCTTTGGCACCCGATGTTAAATCTACCAACAAGCTCAGACCATGAACCCTGATTCAGACATTGACAAACGCTTGGCTGTGCATGAAGCTATTTGTGCCGAGCGCTATGCTGCCATTCAGAAGTGTTTTGAAGACGGCTCAAAGCGCATGACCAAGATTGAGTACTTGCTGTATGCAATCATTTTGGCCGTGCTCTTGGGACCTGGTGTGGCTGCGGAGTTCATCAAGAAGTTGGTAGGTCTTTGATGTTAGACCCAGTGAGCATTTTCATGGCTTGCAAGGCGGCACACTCGACCATCAGCCAAGCGGTGAGTTTGTACAAAGATTTAAAAGCAGATGGCAAGGACTTGTCCAACATCATGGGTGACATCACCGGTGCCTTGGGCAAGTTCTTTACACATAAAGACAGCCTGGCTGTTGCTGAGATCGAGTCCAAGAAAAACCCAAGTAAGAAAACCACGATTGAAGAAGAGTCAATGAACAGGGTGATGAGGACCCGTGAGCTGCAGCAGATGGAGACAGATCTGAGGGAGATGGTGATCTATCAGATGGATGCCGGAGGTCTTTGGAAAGACTTTACATTGATGCGAGAGGCAGTGCGTAAAGAACGGCTGCTTGAAGAGAATCAAAAAAAAAGGATCAAGCGCAGCTCGAGCGTAAGCGTGAGCTCAAGGCTGAACGGATCAAAGTTCGGATCGTTGTCGCAGCCGCCGTTTTAATTATCTGCATTGAATTAGTCGGCATGATGTATTTTGTCTGGTCTAAGAACAAGGGGAAATAATGGATTGGCTTAAATCAATTGCACCTACTTTGGCCACGGCGTTGGGTGGACCCTTGGCCGGCCTTGCTGTAAACGCAATATCTTCAGCCCTGGGGATTGATGCCGAGAAAGTCCAAGAGACCATTTCTTCTGGCAAGCTCACGGCTGACCAGATTGCATCGATCCAACAAGCCGAACTTGCATTGAAGGCAAGGGCACAAGAACTCGGACTTGACTTTGCAAAGCTTGCTGTAGATGACCGGAAGTCGGCCCGAGAGATGCAGATCAGCACCAAGAGTTTCATCCCACCGGCTTTGGCCATCCTGGTCACCTTGGGATTCTTTGGGATTCTGGTCGGCATGATGCTAGAAACTTTCAAAGTAAGTGATGCCTTGATGCTGATGCTTGGGTCTTTGGGAACAGCTTGGACCGGAATCATCTCTTACTATTTCGGCTCTTCAGCCGGGTCTGCAGCCAAATCCGAACTTCTCCACCAATCGAGCCCCACCAAATGAACCTATCCCCACACTTCAGTTATGAGGAGCTGATCATCACCGATCACAGAGAGTTTGACAACACCCCTAATGAAAATGAAATTCAAAACCTATTTCGCTTGGCTGAGTTTTTGGAGGTGGTCAAAACGGTGCTTGGAGACCGGCCAATTATGGTCAATTCTGCCTTTCGTTCCAAGGCCGTGAACGATGCCTGTGGCAGCCGTGACTCAAGCGCTCACCGACTTGGCCTGGCAGCAGACATCAGGGTGCCTGGTCTAACCCCAGACCAAGTAACCCGTGCCCTGATCGACAGCAAGCTCCCCTTTGACCAGGTGATTAGGGAGTTTGACAGGTGGACCCATGTGGCCATTCCGAGCACTCCGGTGGGTCAGCCACGGCTCCAGGCGCTCATTATTGATAAGGCCGGAACTAGGAATTTTGCTTAATAATACGAAAATAAGTGATGTTTGTTGCGAATAATTGACAATAAATATGTAGGCATTGTGTAGGCACTTTTAAAGTACAATCGGGCTGTAACCCGCATGGATGCTCACATTAAGCGTGACTGTCCACAACAAAACCATTGAAAACTATTGGAAATTATTTGCATTAATTTGCACCACTTATTCTATTTCTCCTATAGAATTAACTTAGCCACATAAACTATGTACATTTATTTGCAACTATTGCAAATTAAATAAACTAAAAAAACTAAAGATTTGTGGGTACTTTTGTGAGCACTTTTTCAAAGTGCCTACATTTATTTTTGTAGTTATGAATATTAAGGGGGCTTTATGGCAATTCACAAACTTACAGACGCGAAATGCAAATCTGCAAAACCTAGCAAGTCAATTTATAAATTATTCGATGGTGGTGGTCTGCACTTGGCCGTGACACCGTCCGGCGGCAAACTCTGGCGCATTGCTTACCGGATCAACGGCAAGCCTCAGACCGCCTCTTTGGGGGGGTTGGAGGTACTACCTTTGCGCGAGGCCAGACAGCAATTAAATGAATTTAAGATCAATTTGCGTAAAGGAATTGTGCTCAAAGCAGTTCATGTCCCAGTTGTTCAATCTGTTAGTTTCAGGAAAGTTTGGGATAAGTACTGGGCCACTCGGCTTGACTTATCAACACTTTATTTCAACAGCATACAAAAAGTAATGGAAAACCACATATCACCTGAAATTGGTGACAAGTCAATTCAGACAATTGATCGCAAAATGATATTGGATATGTTAATGAAACTTGATCAAAAAGGTTATGCAGCGCAAGTTCGCAATGCAAAACTTTATTGCAACCAGGTGTTTGAGTATGCCGTAATACAAGACATCATCAGCTCAAATCCTTGTGCTTTGATCAAGTCAGATCGAGTTTTTGTTAAGAAAATTACTGTTGGAAATGCCGCCCTTGATTTAAAAGAAGTTCATACTTTCATGGAAAAACTTGATGGGCAAGGTGCAACTACGGCTGCACAATTAACTCGGTTTTTGAGTTTGACAGCACTTAGAACACAAGAGGCTAGGTTGCTTAAATTTACGCACATTGAAGGTAACATAGCCGTTATTCCGGCTGAAAACATGAAGAAAAGAAAAGATCACATTGTGCTTTTAAGCACCCAGGCTCTGGCTATTATTAAACACATGAAAGCCCGTCAAAACGGTAATGAATATGTTTTCCCTCATCCAACACAATTGGACAAACCATTAGGCCCTTGCGTAGTATTGCAATTGATTAACAAAATTGGTTATGCGGGAAAAATGACCGGTCACGGCTTTCGTTCTCTTTTCTCAACCTGGGCAAATGACCGTGAATACAATGCCGATGTGATTGAGATGCAATTGGCACATATCTCCGGCAACGTGGTACGCAGTGCTTACAACCGCGCCCAGTATTTGCCCCAACGCACTAAACTTCTACAGGATTG